AAATCCTAGATAGAATTGGCATCGTCAAGAAAGATCAACTCGATATTAATATGAAAGCAATGCATGGTATATTTATACTACCAGCAAAAGAAACACCAGAGGAGTCCATTGTGACTCCTGTAGAAGATTAATTATGGATAAAAAAACTAGGGACGCTATAAAGGCAGGAGCTGAAGAATCACCATTAGCAAAAAAAATAGCTATGGAAGAGCATAGAAAAGAAATACTTGAAAGGGCTAAAAAAGAATTTTTAAAGAGTAAGAAAAAAGTCTATGCAAACGAACATCCAAAATTTGGAAATAATAATCCTGATTCAAAATATTACAAAAAGAAAGAATCTACTCACCCAGATGCTAAGTATTATAAAAAGAAAAAATCTACTCACCCAGATGCTAAGTATTATAAATAAATATTAACTATGGCAAATAAAGATAAATATAAAAAACCATCATGGAAGATGGCATCAATAACAGGTGCTCAGACAGGACTTAAAGAGATATTTCCTGGTATGGGCGTTAAGGGTGGTGCTAGTAAAGGAAAAGTAAAAACTAAAACTAAAGACAAAACTTATATTAAAGAACAACGAAATATTTCAGGACAAAAAGCAGAAGTTAGTTATACCAAATCCCGTTGGAAAAGTTGGAAAAAAGGTAAAAAGGATCAATTTAAAAGAAAAGAAAATTATTTGAAAACAATATTTTCTAAATGATCAAAAGAAAAGCCAGAACTATTCCCTTTGGCTATAAATTATCGGAAGATACAGATTACATCGAACCGATAGAATCAGAATTACAAGCTTTAGAGAAAGCGAAAGAATATTTAAAAACGTGTTCATTACGAGAAGTGGCAATATGGCTAACAAAAAAAACAGGCAGGTATATCTCCTATGTCGGACTTAGAAAAAGAGTTAAACGAGATACCACCTCCAAAGCCAAAGAAGAAAGTCAAACACAAAGCCAAGCAGTCGGCTAAACTCGTTTTAGCAAGAACACGCAAGAAAGTTGCTCAGGCAGAACAATCACTCCGTTCAGCCAAACGTCACGCAGAAAATACTAAAAATAAGTTGTTAACTATTAACAAAGCGTTAGACGGAAAAGATCAGCAACTATTAACCCAAGACGTAATTGACAGTGCGTCACCTAACGTTCAGAAGCACATTGGTACACAGGATGTTGTTTTTAAACCTAATATAGGTCCACAAACAGATTTCCTAGCTGCTTCAGAGCGAGAAGTGTTTTACGGTGGGGCAAGAGGTGGAGGTAAATCCTACGCAATGTTAGTAGACCCTCTACGTTATTGTGATAGACAACACCATCGAGCACTACTGCTACGGAGAACAATGCCCGAGTTGAGAGATTTAATTACGCACTCTCAGCGGTTATACAACAGGGCGTTCCCAGGAGCAAAATGGAGAGAGCAAGAAAAAGAGTGGAGATTCCCATCAGGAGCAAAGATCGAGTTCGGGTACGCAGAGAACATGACAGACGCTTTACGTTACCAAGGACAATCTTACACATGGATAGGAATAGACGAACTACCACAATATCCTTCGCCAGATATATATAATTTTTTAAGATCATCTTTACGTTCAGTTGATCCTAGTATTCCTGTGTATATGCGATCGACAGGCAATCCAGGTAATATAGGTTCACAATGGGTACGAGAGATGTTCGTTGATCCGATTACACCGAATACAGCTTTTAATATAGAAATTAAAACGCCTACAGGAATAAAATACATTACTCGTAGATTTATCCCTGCAAAATTGCAAGATAATCCCTATCTGATGCAAACGGAAGATTATTATGCAATGTTATCCTCTCTACCTGAAGTACAACGTAAACAATTTTTAGAAGGAGACTGGGATGCATTTGAAGATTCATCATTTCCTGAGTTTAGTAAAAGCGTACATGTGGTTGATCCCTTTGATGTGCCTAAAGGCTGGCAGAAATTTCGTGCTGCAGACTGGGGCTACGCTTCTCCTGCTTGTGTTCTTTGGTTTGCTATTGATTATGATAATAATCTATGGATATATCGAGAACTATATACCAAAAAGATTACGGCAGATGTATTTGCACGAAAAGTCTTAATGTTAGAAAAAGATGAGTATATTCGTTATGGAGTTTTAGATGCAAGTACCTGGGCAAAACGTGGAGATATAGGACCAAGTATTGCAGAAACAATGATTCAGGCAGGTTGTAAATGGAGACCTTCTGATCGTACACCAAGAAGTAGAATTAGTGGGAAACTAGAAATACATAAACGATTAAAGTTAACCGAGACAGTTAAAAAAGAACCAGGTCTTAGAGTCTTTTCAACGTGTAGAAATTTAATACGAACATTACCCCTTTTACCTTTGGATGATCATAATCCTGAAGACATAAATACGAATGCAGAAGATCATGCTTATGACGCATTGCGTTATGGTTGTATGAGTCGACCAATGCATACTAGTTATGCAAGTCGTATGTATAAACAGCCTAAACCACAATTTACCCCTGTAGATAGAATATTTGGCTATTAATGGGGATAAAGTTAAAGTTACCAAAACTTAATAAAAAAAATTTTCCTTACCAATTAGTAGCTTGTTACTGGGAAGATACGGTTAGTGATGCGAGTTGGCTAGATATTGTTGATATTAAAAAAGCTAAAACAGCAGTATGTTGTAGTGTCGGCTGGCTTATTAAAAATGATGATAAAATAACTGTAGTCATGGCAGATTATAGTTTCGAAGAGAATAAGGAAATCAAACAAGGTGGGTCGTACACCACTATACCGACTAAAAATGTACTATCAATTAAGAAACTAAAACTATAGAGGAATATATGGAAACTAAATTTGACCCAAAAGCAAAAGTTAAACAAGGAGATCTTGGTTCAGCTGCTGATGGCAAACAACCAAATCAGCAACCAACTAATATCAACTTTGATAAAGATGCACCTGGTCAAGGTAAGTCCAAAAATTATTTAGAATCTGAAGAAGGTTCTTTATATCAAAAAGGGGCTTATGTTACTAAATCAGGATCAGAACATGTTCAAGAATCATTGTTTAAAATAGCTGATGAAAGGGATTATTAATTATGCCTACTTCAGCTTATAGAACTAAAAAAGATAAATCTAAATATATTGCAAAGAAAAAAAAGAAAGTTGAATATATTAAAAAGAAAGAAAAGAAACATATACCTAAGGAGGCTGGTAAGCCTGGAAGTGGATATAAAAAACTTAGTAATCTTCAAAAAAAGAAAGTAGCACAATGGGAAGCTATAATGTCAACAGTAAAAAAGGGTGGCATTGGTTCTGATAGAGTTACTTCTAGATATAAAAATCCTGGTCAGGCTTTTGAATACTTTGCTGATAAGCCTGGAAGTAGATATGAAGGTCTAGCAACTAAAAAATTACAGAAGTTAAGATCACCAAATGATAAAAAATATTTTGATTAATAACTAAATGGCTACTATACTACCAAAAGAAAAACCTAAGTCATATAGAAAGAAACAATCAATTGAAACCCTAAAAAAGATGAAGCCTTTTTTAGAACCTTCATCTGTTGAGTTTGCTAGAAAATACTTAGCAAAAAAATATGAACACCCTGCAATATCCGCAGTTAAGGAAGCAGCGAGTATGGTTGCAGGAAAACATAAGAAAAAAATTAAAAATATTTGGGGCGGAGTAAAACACACATACCAATATTTACGTAACCCTAAAGATAAGAAATTTTTAGGACACACAGATAATAAAAACAAATAAGGAGAGAACTATGCCAGAAGGAATGGGATACCCAAAAGGTAAAGGAATATTAGGCAAGGTCAATCAAGGTGATCTTGGAGCTGATGTTGCTAAAAGACCTAACGAGAAACTAGAAGTAAACCCTAATCAAAAAGTTAAACAGGGAGATCTAGGATCAGAGTCAGGTAAAGTGGGTAAAAAAGAAAAAGTAGACGCATCTATTTTTAAACAAGCTGATCAAAAAGATTACTAGTCATGGTCTCAACATTGGATAAGAAATTTACCAATGAGCATGGTAAGTATTCTCAGTTTGATAAATATAAATCTAAAGTTCTTTTAGAAAAAGAAAAGAAAGAACCTATATTAAAAACAGATATATCTCAAAAAGATATTGATCTTTCTAAATCTAAAGCAGGATCTAAACTTGATTTAGAAACAGCACGAACATTAAGTGGTAATCCTACTTTAACACAGGATGAATTAAATAAATTAAAAGCTGCTGCTAAAAAGAAAGAAATTGTAGAACCTACAGGAAAGTTTAAAAATGAGTAAATCTACTAAAGTTTATGCTAATGAACATCCTAAGTTTAAAAAGAAAGATACTAAGTTTAAAAAGAAAGATAGAAAATTATTAGTATCAAAAGCAGATGATGAATTTAACAAAGCTCTTTCCGAAGAAATAAGATTAGAAGAAGAAGAATTTAATGCATGGGTAAGAGAAAATAATAAAAGAATAAGAGATAAAAATAAAAAATAATGGCTATTCTAGATGACAGTAACCTAGATCCGTTTATTGGATTTATTAGGCAAAGATTTCAACAATCAGAAACTTCAAGACTCTATGATGAAAAGCGATGGTTAAAAGCTTATCGAAATTATAGAGGATTGTATGGTCCTGAAATGGCTTTTCGTGAAAGCGAGAAATCTAAAGTCTTTGTTAAGATTACTAAAACAAAAGTATTAGCTGCCTTTGGACAGATTATAGAAGTTTTATTCTCCAGTGGAAAGTTTCCAATTGGAATAAGACCTACCGCTGTTCCTGAAGGAGTAGATGAGTATGCTCACATAGCAAAATTAAATCAACCAGGACAACCCCCTGCTCAACCTAATGGGCAAGCACAACCTAATGGTGAGGATACAGAAAGTCCTTACGGCTTTGCTGGTGATGGAAGTAATTTACCTAAAGGGGCTACCGCTGAATCTTTAATGAAAGATTTGGCACAAAAATATAAAGAATTAGGTTTTGAAGAAGGACCTGCACCTGATTTAAAATCAATGCCACAGATTGAACCTGCAGATATTGCAGCAGGTCAAATGCAGAAATTAATTCATGATCAATTAGAAGATAGCGAAGCAATTAAAATACTACGTCATGTCTTTTTTGAAATGGCATTATTAGGAACAGGAATTTTAAAAGGACCTTTCACTACAGAAAAAACACAATACGCATTTAGTTCTGATCAGGAAACAGGAACAACAGCAGCAATGGAAAGATCCAAAGTCGTTCCATCAATTGAAGCAGTATCTTGTTGGAATTTTTATGCTGATCCGAATTCTACAAATATGAATGATGCTGAATACGTTATTCAAAGACATTCATTTAACAGAGAACAATTTGCAGCATTAGCAAAGAAACCTTTATTTAATTTGGATGCTATTCGTGAATGTTTAGAAACAGGTCCTAACTATCAGACACGAGGATATGAATCTTCTTTGTATGATAGAGAAAATGTACAAAGTCTTTATAAAAATAGATTTGAAGTTTTAGAATACTGGGGAGTTATTACTAAAGATATTGCAAAACAATTAAATCTAGACTTTGATGATGAATTAGATGTGGTATCCATTAATGCATGGATTTGTGGTAATAAGATTTTAAGATGTGTAGAGAATCCTTTTTCACCAAAAAGAATTCCTTACATGGTATGTCCATATGAATTAAATCCATATCAATTCTTTGGAGTAGGAATTCCAGAGAATATGCAAGATTCACAACAAGTTATGAATGGTCATGCAAGAATGGCAATTGATAATTTGGCACTATCAGGAAATTTAGTTTTTGATATTGATGAAACATTATTAGCACCAGGTCAGGATATGAAAGTCTTTCCTGGTAAAATCTTTAGAAGACAAAGTGGACAACCAGGACAAGCAATTCATGGTGTGAAGTTTCCAAATACCTCTAATGAAAATTTAATGTTGTTTGATCGATTTAGACAACTTGCTGATGAAGCAACAGGTATTCCTTCCTATTCACATGGAACAACAGGAGTACAATCTACAACACGAACTGCAGCAGGCATGTCAATGCTAATGGGAGCTGCAGCTCTAAGTATTAAAACAGTTATTAAGAATATTGATGACTATTTACTCAAACCCCTAGGAGAAGCTTTATTCTACTGGAATATGCAATTCAATGTTGATAGACCAGAGATAAAGGGTGATCTAGATATTAAAGCACAAGGGACATCATCTCTAATGCAGAAAGAAGTTAGATCACAAAGACTGATGACATTTATGCAGACTGCATCTAATCCATCGTTAGCACCGTTTGTAAAATGGCATACATGTTTAAAAGAAGTTGCAAAATCTCTAGATATAGATCCAGAACAATTAATTAATGATCCAGAGAAAGCAGCAATATACGCACATATAATGGGGATGGCAAATGGAAATCAACAAAATACAAGCAATCGTGGACAACAAAGCCCAATGGCAAATATGGGAGGAGTACCTCCAGGAGCTTCGCCAACAGACGCTACAGGAGCTGGAGGTGGCAACATCGGAACAGGCTCTGTTCCGCTGCCAGGGGAAGCTGGCTTTAGTTCGAAAACTTCTCAGCCTACCACAGGCAATAAAACGCAATAAGGAAAATAAATAATGGCAGCAAAAACTTGGGATACATCAAGAACTGGTGGTGGAACTTATGAGTTCACACAGGATGCTCAAGGTAATTATACACTTGGTTCTGTTGGATTTGATAAACTAAATAAATTAAATCTTCCTGAACTAAAAGCAGAAGCAACTACTACTGCAGCAGATACAAAGAAAACTACAGCAACGGCAAGTGCACAAACTGCAAAAGCATTTGGAAATGTACAACCTTTTTATTATAATCAAAAAGGTGAAGGTGATACAGGGACCCAGTATACAATGAGGAAAGAAGGTGATTTGTCTACTGAAACTAAACCTATCCAAACGCAAGCGTCTATACAACAAAGAGCACAAATAGTAGATGATTATGGAACTTCAAAACCTGGAATGCTAGGAGATACTGGTGGATCTATTAAAAAAGATACTATACCTAAATGGGCACAAGGAGCTGATAAAAGAGGCTGGAGTGCGGAGGCAATGCAAAAAGTACCTGAGCAAACTCTTCAAGTTGGTAGACAAAATGTTGATAAAGTTTTAGCAGATAAAAAGGCTGCAGAAGATCCAAATAGATTTACTGGAATAGTAGGACCACAAAAACCATCACCTTATCAAGATGCAATTATGCGAGGTGAGACAGGTGTTAAGTATTCAAAACCAGGATTAAAACAAAAAGTTATTCAAACAACTAAAACTG